AGCCACAACATCATCCGTATATGTCCATTGTCTTCGCGTCCCGTTACGGTACAGTATACTATACAAGCCCTCTTCGTATGGGAAGTCCTCGTGTGGAAAGTTATCCCAGTCCTCAACACTCTCCCCCCTCGTCTTGGCACTATAGAACCCAGCAGCCGGGTGAAACATAGGCACGCAAGTCCTCGTCATGCCTTCTATCCCCACATGTATACGACACCCATGAACCTCAGCTAACTTCCTTCCAGTCACAGCTTTAGTGGCAGGCCCCCCAAGAGGAATTAACAAAGCTGTAGTGTTCTCTACCAATTCCTCCACCAAGGCGTCTCGACAGCACGCCATCTCCTTTTTGTGGGGAGTGCGGTTTCCGGGGGGCCTGCACTTGACTATATTTGTTATGTAACAGTCGTCTATGTCTATACCAGCCAAATCCAAGTACTCTCGTAGTTCTCGACCAGCCTTACCTATGAACGGTACTCCAGTACGTTCCTCATTAGCCCCCGGAGCTTCCCCAATAAGTATGAATCGGGCATCCCTTGGGCCATCACCATGAACAGGGCGACCACCTTTGAGAGGGCATTTGTCGCAGTTCATAACTCCCCCTCTTCCTTAAGCTGTCTGTAAAATGACCATAAGGCTTTAGATTTTATAGCATTCTTCTCTGAGCAGTACGAGCATAGGCTAGGTAGTTTATCCTTAAGCTCCTCAACCATTCTCTTACGTGCGTACTCCTGCCCACGATTAAAACCTCTATCGTATCCCTGTTGATAAGCTGCATCCGCTTCCGTCATGACAACCCTTCCTTCATACCACTCACTATCTTCGGCCCGACGCCTTGCACTTGCCCCCACTCATCAACACAACGCAACGCCTCCGTAATACTCTCATACTTCTCAATAATACGTGTCGAGGCTATGACAGTCAACCGCACCCCCAGCACCTTCGCAATAGCCAGCAACACATCAACCTTCGGATCAACATGATGAATAGTAGGCTTCGTCCGTATGTAACGTCTTAGGAACTTATGCTCCAACTTCTGCGTGTACTCGTACATGCCTTGCAACAGCAGCCCCGAATGTGCCACATCCAAACTGTACACGACATCTACACCATTGTGTTGTAGACTCAGTAGCAGCCCCCCCATGGCTTTGAAGGGCTTCTCCTGTGCAGGTGATATATACCCAGTCTCATTAACACCTATAGCATCACCCCCACGAGTGGGGTAGAACCTTCCCTCACACAACAGCACAACCTTATCGTACTCCTCCATACAACCTGCTATCTGCTGCTCCAACCGTCCTGTCATGGCCGACGTGAGTAAGTCCCGCACGTCCTTACGTTCGACACCAACTTGATTCCCATTGACATCCCCCCACGCATAATCACCGTACGGCATCTCAGCCAGTGTCATCTTCTCTACACCAACAGTCGCCTTCAAGTGCTCCTCTATCACATGTGGCTCGTTGGCTGCACTCATTAGTATCATACAACTACTCCACCAAGTCCGCCAACGAAGCGTAGTCAATGTCCTCGTACGTCTCCCCAATGATACTCCTCTCCAGCCGACACTTATTTATGTAACTATCCGTCGCTACGGTCCCATCCTTCGCTCGCCTGACTTCCATGAATATGTCCCAGTCGACCAGACCACCCAGTCGACCCCAACCGTCAGGCTCCTTCTCACCTGTCCTCTGTTCATTCACATACACGTCTTTCATATGCTGTGTAAATACTAAGTTAACTTCTGCCTTCTTCGCCATATTTACAATAGCCTTTATGTATGCATTCCGGTCTCCATACTGATACGGCATCAACTGTTTAACGCCTAGCGTCTCGGCCACAGCAGCAATGACGATCTCCCCAAACGTAGTCCCCGTATCAATGACAACAGTCTTTGCCACCTCAAGGGCTATCTCATACTGCTCAATGAAGAACTCCCATTCCTTCTTCCCGAACGTCTTCTTCTTAGTCGACCACTGTATAGGCAGCGAACAGTCAATGACCTCTATCTCCTTGTCCTTGAACACGTCCTTGTCCAACAGGTCATCCAGCCCCTCATCATAGTCAAACACAGTAATCGGGTCAGGAAATGTCAATGCGAAATGACTCTTCCCGCAGCCCGGATTACCCGTGACTCTCACTCGTACTGGTCTCATACTATCTTCCTCTCCTTTCAGCAGGACAAATACCTCTTGAATACCCGCAGCCATTACACTGATTGAACGACACGTCCAGTCCCTCATAATCAGCCAACTCTCGACTTGGTGGCACACCCGTCTCAACACAGTATTCCAGCGTATCCCGTCTATGCTGCAACCAATCCCAGTTCTCCTCTAACTCATCTCGTGTGAACGTGTACACTTCAGGCACAACCACCATATTCCTATTGGCCTTGTAGGCCCCGTTCACGCATAGACGAACAAGGGCGAACTCAAGAAATTTAGAGAGTTGCTCATCCGCAATCTTACCTCGTTTACTTGCTAGATGCATACTAGCAGCATCAACAGCCTTCTGCCATCTAGCATAGGCATACGCCTGCATCTGACATATCCAGTGAGCAGGCACAGGAGTATTGATCGACATCTTCGTAACCTTCAACTCCCACGGCACATCATCTTCCCCCGTATCATGATCCAGACTACACCATATCCCCTCACACAGTATCGGCTCGGCATCACTAAAACTCTGCCTCATCCACGCCTCACCCATGCGACCCAGACTAAACACAGTCACCTGCTCATCCGTCAACTCCTGATCTCCCTCAACACGACGATAGTATGCCTTGTTCAGACACAGCGTCAGGTCACTCAAATGCACACCCTCTGGCCTGTCATTCTGTAGCAGCCCCCGCATGTTCTCTATGACATCATTATATATCTCTTTACTATACCTCTTTTCCATAACCCTCCTTCGGTTCAAGCCAGCCAGATTCCCCACGTTTAACAACATCATACGGTCCAGCTTTAACCAACCCGTCTATACGAGATGCCCACATGTCGGCATCAGATTGCGCCTTCCTTTGATTCTGTATCATCTTACCTAATTGTCTCTTGAACTCATACTCTTGAGCTTCTATTTCTTCTTCAATAACTTCTTGTAGACATTCTTCTCCTGTCATAATTCCTCCTCCTTCCAAGTATGTTCAGGCCCACACACAGGGCAAAACCAGCCTGATACTCTCGGCCATTTAGGGTTAGGTTCAACATGGAATTCCCATAACCCTCCACATCGAGAGCAAGTTATATCGCAAAGGCAGGTCGGTTGCGTCTTGCCGGGGCGAACCCATTCATGAGGCTTCCCGCATTTAGCACAACGCCCTGTGTCCTCTAAGTCACACATACTGTCCTCCTACCAAATCTTAGGCAACCCCGTCTTTTCATCATACTCCTTCACCTTCCGGTTGTCCGTCGTGTAGAACCCGGCCATCTTGTATATGACATTAACACCGGGGAACAACGGCACAGTCTCCCCCTCACAAGACGGGCAAGCCTTTGGAGTCTCCATATCAGGCACTAAAAAATCTTCCTCATGACCACACGACAGACATCTGTATGTATAGATTGGCATGTCAACACCTTCTCTTTATGTCTGGGGGCTGACAGGGATTTGCCGAGCAAGCCCGTTATGTTTCAAACGTTCTTGGTATACTCGTATAGTCACCCTGCATACCTGCACACGTTCACGTCAGGCTTGTTGCTGAACGGTTACAACTAGCGTCTACCTATTCCGCCACAGCCCCCATCAATTACTTATCCTTCATCAACCAGTGCAACTACACCGTCAATGTCAACTAACCCTACACTGTCCAAGAACGCATCTATGTCAGCCTTGGCCGAGGCAATGATATCCTTGTCCTTCTTAGTCTTCGGATCACTCATCAACGTCCTCTTCACCACACTGACCTTTTTATCGACAAGAAGTTGCTGTACATACTCATCGCTCAACTCAGCGTGACCGTTCTCACACACGCTGTCAAACACATACTTAGTCGTCTGTATGCGTTCACCGTCAGCGTCCTTTCCAAACCCTACAGTCTTCCGCCGAAAGCGCGCCCGTATGTCAGTCACAGGCATACTCAGCCCCAACTCCTCGGCACTAGTCAGGAAGTGCTTCATGAAGAAACTATTCTTCTTCGGCTCTTCCCCAGCCTTGGCATACGGTATATATATGTCAAACACATCCTCCTTAATATTCGGCATATCACCGTTCAACTCAATAACCTCGAAGTTCTCCAACGTAATCTTGAGTT